TGGGGTAGGTGCCCAGTTTTTTGACAACAACGGCACTCCGCTGGCGGGCGGAAAAATCTACACCTACGAGGCCGGCACGACTACTCCACTGGCAACGTACACGTCAAGCTCAGGTGCTGTAGCGCACACCAACCCAATTATTTTGGATTCCGCAGGACGAGTTCCGTCTGGCGGTGAAATTTGGGTTGCGCTTCAGTTGTACAAGTTTGTTTTGAAGACTGCGACTGAAGTAACAATTGCCACCTACGACAACGTAGGCAGCAACTTTAACGCAGCGTCCATCATCGCCAATTTCACGGGCAACGGTGCAACAGTTGCATTTAGCTTGGCAAGCGCCCCTGCCAGCGAAAACACGACCAATGTGTACATCAATGGCGTGTACCAGCAAAAGAACACGTACTCTGTTGCTGGGACTACTCTGACTTTTTCTGAAGCGCCTCCGGTTACTTCAAGCATTGAAGTCAACTACGTTTAAGGAGCCACTGTGGCTGACAAAAAGATTTCTGCACTTACCGCCGCAAGCACGCCGCTTGCGGGCACCGAGGTTTTGCCGATTGTTCAGTCAAGCGCCACAGTGAAAGTTGCTGTTGACGATCTGACTGTGAAAAACGTACGGTCAAACGCCACCACAGGCATTTTGCAGATTACCGGCCCAGGAGTTGGAACGACGCGCGTAATGACTACGCCGAACGCTAACTTCACCGCAGCCCGCACTGACGCGGCGCAGTCGTTTACTGGCGATCAAACACTTGCCACAGGCAATCTGATCCAAGGCACTGCTGCCAAAGGCTTTAACTTCACCGCCAACACCCCCGCAGCGGGGATGACGAGCCAGTTGCTAAACTGGTATGAGGAGGGGACGTTTACGCCAACCGTGCAAGGAACAACTACCGCAGGAACCGCGACGTACGATTTTAGAATTGCACGCTACACAAGAATTGGGCGCATGGTGCAAATTGAAATTGCTATGCAATGGAACAGCGGCACAGGAACTGGTAATCTGATTATAGCAGGTTTGCCTTTTACTGTTGCTGCTAACTACGCTTCGTTAACGATAGGTAGAACAGACAGTCTTGCTTTAACGGCGGGAAACATTGCAACAGCATATGCTGACGCAAGTACGTCTAACATATCGTTGCGGCAATATCCGACAGGCGGCGGTGCTGAATCTGCTGTTCCGTATGACGCAGCAGCATTACTATTTATAGCCGGTTGCTATTCAGTTTGAGGAAAACAAAATGTCTTTAACAAAAGCAACCTATTCAATGATTGAAGGGTCGCCAGTTAACGTGCTTGATTACGGCGCTGATCCAACTGGCGTGGCGGATTCAACTGCGGCAATTCAGACTGCGTTTGATGAGAATATCAGTGTCTACGTTCCTGCGGGAACCTATTTGATTGATACGGTTTACCTGAATAACGCAGGGACTCATGTCATTGGTGCTGGAAAGCATCTAACGACATTTCAAATCAAATCCACTTCATCGCTTGGTATTGCACGAAAAGACTACGGCAGCCGACCGGACGGCACGATTGCAACGATGATGATCGGATTTGAACTATCCGATTTCGGCGTAGACATTACGAATATGCCAAACGCTGACACCAGCAAAGGCATCGCCATTGAGGACGGTTACGACCACACACTGCGCAATATCCGCATCATTGACCCTCTGGACGAAACTTCGTCGCGCTGGGGCCTTGAATTGGGCCGCGCGCTTTACACGACCAGCACCTACGACTGCTCGATTGGACGACTCAATCACAAGGGCAATATCGTAAATTCACCGTACAACTTCGGTACGACGGTCACGCACTACAAGTTGGACTCTTGGCACGTTCGCGGACGTGCATACCAGTATGTTTCGTTTTACATGCCGGTGATCCAAAAGGACGGCGACAAATTCGACCTCGACCAAGCCATCAGCAACTGGACGATGATCGGCGGTGATTACGAAGACAGCGGCAATTTCATTCGCGTTACGACTTCCGGCAGTGTTTCCAACATCTTCACCGCCGGCAATTCATTTAACGGGTTCAAGGGCACGCTGTTTGGCGGCGCGGCAGGCCGCCCGCAAGCATCGACAATCATGGATGAAGCGGTGCCTCAAGCGTCGCGCCCGATCACCAGCATTACGCGAGCTGGGTCGATCGTCACGGTGCAAGTGGACACAACGCTCGGCAACGGAATTTTCAAGTTCATGGCCCCCATCGCGGGTCAGTTCATCACCATCGCTGGCTGCGGCGCTCCGTTCGACGGCTTCTTCACGGTGGCAACGGCCAACGCTGTCGCCAATAGTTTTACCTACACGACGCCTACGAGCGGCGCGGCCACTGGCACGAATGGAACCGTGACGCCGGATTGGTCGGTTGGGTATACCTATTTTGCTCTTGGTCACAACAATCTGCTCTACAGCACTTCGGCTGCACAACTGTGGAACCGAGCCAATCAACAGGTCAGCGGCTACACGCTACACAACACGGCTGCGCTTTTCCGTGGTGATGAACTTGGCTCGTTTGCTCCACCAGCGTCTAATGTCTGCTATACCTCCCAGCCGGCGGTAGACAACTATTTTCCTTTTATTTGGCGCAACGCAGCAGGTACAACGGTCGGTTTCATTTCTTGCGATGCGTCCAGCACCAACTACTCAACGAGTTCTGACTACCGGTTGAAAACCAACGTCGCACCTATGTCAGGTGCATTGGCAAGCGTAATGCAGCTCAAGCCTTGCACATTCCAATGGAAGGACGGAGGACAGGCCGCTGAAGGGTTCATCGCGCACGAACTTGCCGAGATCATTCCGAGCGCCGTGGTTGGCCAGAAGGATGATGTATGGCCCGATGGCACGATGAAAGCCCAAGGCGTAGATTCATCGTATGTAGTGGCGCGGCTTGTGGCGGCTATTCAAGAACTCAAGCAGGAGTTTGATGCTTACAAGGCGGCGCACCCATGATTCAATCTTTACCCCGCGCCTTCTTAGCGCATAATCTGAAAACCGTACTGGCCCGGTAGACCAGGGCTCCACATGAGCAACCATGACTGAAGAAGTCCAAGTCCTAGCGGAAGTAGACTCCGCGCCGGCACAGGCAGCAACGGCTGCGCCTGAAGTCGAAGCAAGTTCGCCGGAAGTAGCTGAGAACCAAGTCGAGCAGACAGCAGAGGAGAAGAAGTTCTCTCAGGCTGAGATTGACGCGATGATCAGCAAGCGCCTTGCAAGAGAGCAGCGCAAGTGGGAACGAGAGCAAGCGGCCAAGTTTGCAGAGATGCAAACCCGGCAGTCTGCGCCAAAAGATGTTCCGCCAGTTGATCAGTTTGAGTCTCCTGAAGCCTACGCCGAGGCGCTGGCTGTCAAGAAGGCCGAAGAACTGATTGCCTTGCGAGAACAGCAAAAGGCTCAGGCAGCGATTGCTGACGCCTACCACGACAGAGAAGAAGAGGCCCGGAACAAGTACGACGACTTTGAACAGGTCGCCTACAACCCGAGCGTCCGAATCACTGACGTGATGGCTGAGACGATCCGCGCTTCTGATGTTGGCCCTGATGTAGCCTACTACCTCGGAGCTAACCCCAAAGAAGCGGACCGTATCTCGCGCCTCTCGCCGTTCTTGCAAGCAAAAGAAATTGGGAAGATTGAGGTCAGGTTGACCGACAATCCGCCCGTTAAACGAACCACATCTGCGCCAGCACCAATCACACCTGTAACGGCCCGTGGCAGCAACAACAACCCGTCATTCGACACGACTGACCCGCGTTCCATCAAGAACATGAGTACGTCGGAGTGGATTGAAGCTGAACGAGCCCGCCAGATGCGTAAGTTGCAGGCCCAGGCTTCTCGCTAAGATTTGAAAGGACTCAATCGTGGCTAATAGTATTCTGACCATTGACATGATCACCAGGAAGGCCCTGGAGATCCTGGAAAACAACTTGGTGCTCACGCGCAACGTGAACCGCCAGTACGATGACAGCTTCGCTGTCGAAGGGGCCAAGATCGGCTCCACGCTGCGTATCCGCCTGCCGGACCGCGCTCTGGTGACTGACGGCGCCGCTCTGCAGACGCAGGACGACAACGAGCAGTTCACGACCCTGACGGTCGCCTCGCAAAAGCACATCGGCGTGAACTTCACGTCCGCCGAACTGACGATGCAGTTGGACGACTTTGCAGATCGTGTGCTGAAACCTCGTATCAGCCAGTTGGCCTCCAGCATCGACGCTGACGTTGCCAACGCCTTCCGCACCATCGGTAACTCCGTGGGTACCCCTGGCACCACGCCGTCTACCTCGCTGGTTCTGCTGCAAGCTCAGCAGAAGCTCAA